ATCTAGAAAGGACACATCAGATGAAGACAGGCGACACTATTATTGGCTTTCCGGTAAAAGCGGTCGAGATGCCAACACGAGAACAGCCCTTTGGTATTCGGGAAGCTTGAATACTATGCCCGTCGAGAGAACTGCCCACGGATTATAAAACTGTTTGATACCAATGGCAGCGTTCTGGCAGTTGGGCCAATAGGGTGGGGGGATGAAGTGCCCTTAAATGAGGGCACTATTGTTTGGGAGGAAATGATATGAAAAGACCGGGCCTTATCTATTTGGCCGGACCAATTACGGCTGTTGGTCAGGAGGAATCTCGAAAATGGCGTCAAGAAGCAGCCGCCAAATTGGAAGGGGCTGGATTTCTGGCGTTTGATCCAGCAGGGGCGTTTACTGTTCCGGAGGGCCTTCTGGCCGACGCTTGCACGATTACGTACATTCAGGAAATCAACAATCTGGCCATAAGCAAAAGCCAGTGCCTGCTAGCCCGATTTATTGCCGGTGTGAAATCGATCGGCACTGAAGAGGAGATTATTCTGGCCGGTCAACTGGGAGTGCCAATCGTGATTTACCACGAAAACGAGAAACAATGCTCAACAACGGCCATTGCCGTTGAGTGGTTACAGAGACTGCTTTCACCCCGCCAAATAACGGGGGTTTCTATTTTTACCGGAATAAACGCAGCAATCGAACACATTACAATTAGAGGGGGTTTTCCATGATGCGCATCGCTCTCTGGATAGAAGGCCAGCCGCCTCGCAAAAGCAATCAGCGCGTTTTCCGGCTTGTCCACAGTAAAAGCGGCAAGGGCCTTAAGTGCCAGCGTTGTGGCAATGTGCTTGGCCTGCCAACCTTCACCAAAAGCGACCAGGCTCTTGCTTGGACCGATGACGCCTTGAAACAGACAACTGGCGATAAAAAACTTCAACTGGGATCACCAGATAGCCCGGTAGCAATAACAGCATACGTCTTTTATAAAAACCGCAGACCAGACCTCTCGATAGAGTTGATCCTTGATGCCCTCGAAAAAGCAGAAGTCATCGCCAATGATCGCCACGTCTACGAACAACACGCGCACAAATTCTTTTGTAGGCATCGTCAAGGGGTGCTGCTCGTAATCGAAGAGATACCCCCCGACAGACCGCTGAAGAATTTATTGGCAGAAGTCGCTTTTGGTTATTTGGGCCAGTTCAAAGACCTGCTTAACGATCTTGTTGGTGATAAAGCCTCGGCCTAACCAGACCAAATAGAAGGTCACATTGTTCTACGCGGTCCAAACCTCGGCGCAGTATGACCCTCTGCTATTGCCTCTTGTGCCATCATCAGATCGGGCAATTCTTTTCTGAACTCGTCAAGCAAGCCATCCTTGGCACTGGCATACCATGCGTATAGTTTGTCAAACGCAGACTGTACAAAAACAGCCCACTGCTTCTCGGTGACAAGATTGCCCACAACCACAGAAATGGGCAAACCAGGCACCTTTACAGTCAATTCTTTGACAAGGTTATAGGTGATCCGGGCCATTTCCTTTTTGTCCGTTGTTTTCAATGCCCGTTGGAACAGGGTTAGTGCATGGGTCTCGAACTCGAAGATGCCGTAGATGGTTTTGTAGAGGACAGGCATCAATACCACTTCTATCTCGTCCTCCCCGGCATACCCATTCTTGAGCAGCAAAAACCTGTATAGTCTGGTCAGGCTATACAGAACTGCCCCGGCCCCAACAACGGCCAACACAAAAGCGATCACCATCTGCAAGGGTGTCAACTGGTTAATGATCATTTCTACTTCTCCCTTTCTTTTGGGGCGTACCGTTCCTCGACGATACGCCGGATTTCGCCTTGCACAAGTTTTTCAATCGCATCAGGAAAGATATTTTTGATCATCTCGTGCAGAGCTTTGAATTGGTGCCCAATATCTATTCGCCAGTCCCGCAACTCTTTGAGCCAATCAAAGACGGCACTGGCGTTCCGCCGCTCTTGCTCCATCACACGATTGAGTAGTTCCCTCGTCTCGGTATTCAACGATGTTTGTAAAGTTTCCCGTTCTTTGTCTGCTTCGTCCAACTGCGCTTCCAGAAAGGCCATTTGTCTTCCGAATCCCTCTAATTGCTTGGCGTGGATTTCTTTCAAATCCTCAATGCGCTGCTCAAGGCTCTTGAGGTAAAGCTGAAGCACCCGCCACGCTACATAGCCGATTGCCACGGCCACGGCTAAGGGTATGCCTACATCGGAAATTAGTTTGAAAGTGGCAGCATCCACATTTCACCTCAAAAGCTCTGTGAGTTTGTTCAGCACGTCTTTTAGGTTTGACTTGCTGTAACAAGCAACCGCTCCGAGATTCAGGGCTTCAACGTATACCTCTTTTTCAAGGTGCGCCGAACACAGAATGACTTGGCTACCAGGCGATATTTTGTGGCACTGCCGCAGCAACTCCATGCCGTCCCCGTTTGGTAACGACAGGTCAAGCACTACCACGCGCGGCCTTAGCTCGTGAAGCGTTTTGAACGCATCCTCTAAATTCACCTCCAGCGCCACGGGCAACTCTGGAAATTTCATATTGAGAAATTCCCGGACCCCCTCTCCCAGTATAAGCTCGTCATCTACCACGAGCACGCTCCAACTCGTCGTGGCGCGTTGCGCTTTTTCCAACCGCTCAAGGCGATTTTCAATCAGGGTAAGGCGTTTTTTGATTTCGTCCATCACGTCCATCACCACTCCACGATCTTGATATTGCCCCAGTCGCCCAAGACGCAAAAGATGATCCCGCCTACAAATCCCTGGAAGCGATAGGCGACGCCATTGATCTCAATGTCATACTCTTTTGTCATTGGGCAGCCCAAGCGATTTTCCCGCCCAAATTTGGGAAAGGCGGCTGTCAGGTTGAACGCGATTCCAACCCCCCGCGCCCATGCCTCGTTTCGGATAACCTCCTCCACCATCATTTGGTCTGGTGGTTCTGGCGCAGGCGGTTCAGGTGGTATTGGCGGCTCTGGCTCGATGGGCGGTTCTGGCGGTTGCCACGCCAGCATTGCTTGGACGCAGGCCGAATTGCGATTGATCGAATTGTCCAATATCCAGATAGCGAATCCTGCTACGCCATGTTCGTGGAATGAATCGAATAATTCAATCCAATCACCCACAGACGCGCCCCCGCTGCAACCCCCTTCCGTCACCCAGACGGGCATGTACTTGGGGAAGAACTCGGCATACTGGACAAATCGCAAACCTGACCATGGCTTGTCAATCAGTCCCGGCGCGGTGTAAATGTGTGCCAGGTACTCATCGGCCAGTAAGAGCGAATCACGGCAGGGGCCGTTGATTGCAGCAGCGTACAGTTCGGCCTCAGATGGATTATCTTTGGCCGCCTCCGGCCCGTGCATGTAATAGGGCACGTTTTGAGGATCGCCCGCAAAATAGGCGTCCCTGTTCCCGATTGTGAGGGGCGAGAACCCAATACGCCAACCCGTGCCGTTGGCTTTGACAGCCTGAATCGTCTTGACCATCCAGTCGTTGAATTGGTGATATGCCTCCGGTCCAAAGCCCTCCCACTGGTCATGCGGATCGCCAGCGGGGGCGGTATGGGGCATGTTGGGTTCATTCCACGCCTGGATATGCCGCTGGCCTTCGGGGATAAATTCCCATCGGCCCGGCTCTGTTAGTTCAGCGCAAATTCTCACGTGTTCAGCCCGCGCCGCGTCATTGTCCTGCGGCGGCCAGTAGGGGCGCAGGAATATCTCGCAGGCAGGATTGATTGCCAAAATCCGGCTGATTACATCGGCGTGAATCGCTGCGCCGGTGGCCACGACAATGCCTGGTTTGGTGATTTCCAGCACATGCCAGGCTTCAGGTGATGGCACTGCTGCGTTATCCAGATGAAATCCGAGTTTCATTGTACTACCTCCGTTTAACTAATAGGCTCAAAGGTTGGCTGTGGCTCTAATGTGGGCCACGGCGTAAGCGTTGGCTGTTCCGGCCAACTGCACGCGGGTGTAGGTAGGCAGGTTGCTTCCGGCTTGGGTTGTGTCGGGTACGGCGTGGGGGAGGGACACGGTCCAGGGCCGGGGCAGGTATCATACCACCTTGTCGTGGTTGGCAATGGCGTGTTCGTAACAGTAGGTTGTGCCGTGAGAGTTGGCTGGATTGTAGCTGTTGGCGTAGGCGCAAGGGGTGTGTTGGTAGGTGTTGGGGTGTCCACTGGCGACGTAGGGGATGTGAACGGCATGGCCCGACTGCCAGAAGCGGCCAGCACAAATAGAAGCACGATGCTCAATAGCCTGATTATGGTTTTTTTAGGCATCTTCAAATTCTCCCGCATCGGGATCAAGCATGTTCCACGCCTGCCCGACCTGAATCGGCCCCCACATTTTGCCGATGAGAGCCTTAATTTTGGCGATCTCCTCCGCCTTCAAATCAACCACGTCGCTCTGCTGCAATTTCTGTGCAAGCTGGTATCTGTCAAATTTTTCTTGTGCGGAAGGCTTGCCAGCCTGCGCCTCATCGCGGTATGTGGCGACTAGCGCTCTGGTGCAGATTGCCCGCAAAGTGGCTACTTCCTCATCTGCCGGTCTGCCACAGGCGGGGCAGGCTCGCTCCGTCAGCTTATGGATTGTTCCGTCGAAATTGGTCAGTTTTTGTGTCATGTCGATTTTCATATTTTTACCCCTTAAACGAATGCTCGCAGACAGCCATCATCATTTGAGCCAATTCCATTGCGTTCTCAGCCGCCGAAATTGAGGATAATACCCGATTGAGAATATCTGCCGTTTCTGCCGCCATTTCCTCAATTACCACCGGCTCATTGCTTCTGTCGGCAATTGTCTGTAAATTGCTAATGGCCTGGTTTACCAGTTTTTTCATGTCTCCTCCTCCGGTTCTGTGTATTTTGCCCAGCCGGTCTCGGCCTCAATTTCCGCATTGGTGGCCTGCAAAATTTGAGCCAGGATCGCTTTGAGATCGTCGCTTTGCTCCGGTGTGACGATCATTTGTACATTGATCTGCGTGCCCTGCTGTATGCCGGAGGCGTTGCGGAAAATATAGCGCGAAATCACCGCGATCTCGCCGTCAACCAATCTCAAGATGGCCGCTTTTTCTGCCAACTGATATTGCGCCACGTCGAAATATTCGTTCAGATTTGCAACTTGCATAATCATTCTCCCTACGCAAACAGGCGTAAATACCTTACATTGCTACCGGCCACAACCTTTAAATATTCATCCTGACCAGATTTGCCAGTGTAAATAGTGCCATTAAGGAACTCGATAAATTCCTCAGACACATCTTGTTGATCCAACACCAGCACGGCCCGAACGCCTGTGTTTACAGCGTGCAATGGCGCGGTTGGCGTTGCCCCAATGCCCACATCACCAGCGAAATAGCTATCTTCCGTGGCGGCGCTGTAAATAGCCCAGCCAGCAGTCGAGCCGTCTATGAGATTGCCTATGTAAATCCCGTAGGCGGTAACGGCCTCCACCTCCGCAATATACAGTCCCCTCCCGGTTGTGATTGTTCCGGCGGTCAGGTTGGCCTCGCCTTGAAGGCCGGTGGCGGTAACAATTGTCCCTCCAGCGGCCACCTGGCTGACGCGCCCACGCACCCCTGTGGCGATGGTGATCTGTCCAGTCCCCTGATTGGCCACGGTTGGGAAAAACCCATACGCCGCTGATAGAGTTCCCGATCCGTACCATCCGGAAACACCTCGATAGAGGGCCTGGTAACCCGTGCAATTGTTGTTGTCGTTGTTGCGCACTGCTGCGTAAAACCCAACAACATCTGACTGCGATGCTGCACCAGGCGTATTGCAAATGTATGAATAGATACCGACCTCGCTTATATTTGTCGTCCACGCACCGTCTCTCTGGGAATAAATGCGCGCATAATTGTTTGCGGCAACGCCAAAACCCGCGTGCCCGTCACTGCCCCGCACAAACAGCGCGTTGGCCTCGCCACTGCCCTCGACGCGGAAGTTCAAATCCAGCCCGCCGTCGTTAAATACAATCTCAGAAGAGTCAGCGTCCATAATCGCGCCGGTAGAGTTAACAATATGAACAGCGGCCCAAGCTGAATCACCAAAGACAAGCTCGTCATTGGGGGATTCATCGATAATGATCTCTTTGCCAGCACTGGTCGTGTTGTACAACATATACCAGCTACGTGCCGAGATCGCCCCAAACACATTGAGGCGGGCGGTGTCATCAGGGGCTTCTCCTATGCCAATGTGTCCATCACTAGCGCGGCAACTCAGCCCGTCATCACTAGTATCCGATTGCCAAATAAAGTCGATGTCTTCATTATCGTCATTAAACACGATCTGGCGCTGCGCGGATGTTTGAACATGGACATAGTTAAACCCACTTGTGTTATCTATGATGCTAAAAGCGATGGCTTGGGAGTCCGGAATAGTAATTAAATTGGCCCCGCTTGCGGCATCGAAGGCAATTCCCGCGCCAAAAGTTACCTGATGCGCCCCTACGTTCCAAGCCGCACTTAGGGTGACGCTGCCATCAGCGTTGATGTATGTTTCATCTAGTGCGCCATCGGGGATGCCGGTAAAGTTCGTGCCGTCAAATATCGGGCTATCCCCGCTTTTTACGCTCTGATCAAACCAATCATCAAGAGTCGGGTCGCCCTGAAGGGTGATCGCCCTGGCAGCATCGCCGGTGGTTAGTGTCAGAATTCGGTCGGCAGTCAGGTCAGAACCAGGCTTGATGATCAGATCGTGGCTGACATTCGTGTCCAGAATATGCAGCCCCTCATTGGGAAGTGTTACCTCCTGACCAGGAGACCATGCCGCGCCTAGAGGCAGGGGGGAGGAGAGGAGAAGGTATTGCGGATGGTCATCGTCATCCAGGCCGCCAAGATTGCCATGATCCGTTACACCCACTATGCTCCAACCTGACCCATCCCAAATATATTCCAGGTCAGTATCAGTATCCCAAAATCGGATACCAACACTTGTAGCATCAAGGCTATTTCCCACCGCAGTTCTTTCTGCGGTTGTTCCCCAGTAGAAAATTCTGGCGTGTCGTCTCTCGGTCATTGTTATTTCCTCTTTGCAAAGAGGCTATAAACTAAACCGTTCTCACTCGAACGGTGATATAGACATGCATATCGTCGGCAGCAGCCGCAATCGCATCGGTATCCCAAACATGGATGTCATAGGTGGCCGGTAGGATGATCTTGGGCAGGCTGGCAAAAAGCTGGTTGGTATCTCGAAAGCTGGTCAGTTCCAGACCATGCCCCTGACCAAGCGAATAATAGCGGTGTTCAGATGCGGCCTGGGTTGCTGCGCTACGCCAGGCCCATAAAATATTAGCCGAATCATCTCTGAATTCTATGCCAAGCACGCGATTGCCAGCATCTCCGCTGGCTGTGTAATCCACGTAGATGGTCATTACTTCCCACTCTTCGGCGGCTGTAACTGCGATGGCTTTATCCGAATCCCCCGTGTCTGTATCCGATTGAAGTTCCGTCCTCCATCCATCATCGACAAGCAGTTGGCCATCGGCACTAAGGGCCACTGCGCCTACATCTCCGTCATCCAAAGAGCGGGGTGTAGCATCATGGCGGCCACCGATCAACACTGGTTCCCCAGTTACCGCCGCATCTTCTGCAGCCGCGCCAACAACGATTAAGCGGCCATCGTTGGTAACTAGCAAATCATAATACGTTCCGGTGCCGTCCTTGGCTGTGTTCCCTACTGCCATAACTCTGCTCCTTTATCCCCGCACAAAATGCCGATCCATCAGTATCTCGATTTCACGCAACTGCGATTGTATTCTGCTTGAAAGCATGGCCGCCCCTGCATCGTCCCACATGCTACGCAGGTCTTCAAAATCGTTTTCATCAAAAGTCGTCTGACTTCCATCCAGCCTAACTAAACAAAGCGGGATATGCGGCATCGAAGGATAGGTCGGCTCGTCTGGTCGGACAGTATACGAGTCCACTGTTGTTCCTCCAACTGTATGGCCAACAGCATTACTCGGCTTATCCAAATAAACAAGTAAAAACAAAGCCAACCCCACCCCCGGCTGGTCTCCACTGACATCATAATTTTGAATGCCCTCGTATTGTACACTTTCGCCATCGTAGTTATAGCGAAAAGGGGCAACAGCCAAAGTCAAAGCAGAGTAGGCATATACTCGGCCGGGAACCCAAGCCCTTGTGTAAACGTTTACGGCATCTGCTCCAGGGCTGCCATCTGGCCACTCATGTGACCGGTGGTGGTTCGGAAGATAGGGGTCTGAAGCGTCGTAATCTGGATGCCCGGCCATTGTTTGATAATTAACAGCCCGGATGACCCGGCGATAGGGAGCGTGCTGGTCTGGACCTACCCACACGGCCAGCCCGTTTCGCGCTTGCACATGGGGATTGAAGACCATCGATACCCCACCACCAAGACCATATTCTTGAATCCAAACGTAACCTGGCTTATTGTCTACGTGGACAGAACCACCAATCTCAATGATTTCAGCAGGAATGAGCCGGAGAACCGGTTCTTGACGCTTATCGGCACGGCTCTTGGCGGCTATGGCTCTCCAAAAATCCCCCGTGGTTGTCATACGTAAACAACGCTCCTTATTGCACCTGTGCCTGGATGGGAGCCGGTGATATCAACCCACAGATTGTAGGGAGAAGCAGCCTGTGCAACCATAAGCGCTCCGCTAGCCAATCCAACTACGGCAATTTCATTGTCACTGCTCATGCTCATTGCGTCTTGCCCCACCTTTACCTCCGCCGCAAATGGTAGAGAAGATACCCAAACCAATGTAGGCGGTGCACCGATTCCCCGGTAAAATCTGGCCGCATAGCCTGCACCTGCAGCAGGGTTGCGAATGGCCGAATATGTCCGATCGCCGCCCACCTCGGCACTGGCTATGAGCGCCCCACAGAGATCGTTGCCCCATCCGTTTTCCACGCTGGAAAAAGACCCCCCTCCGTCGTCGGTCAAGATAATATGTTGAATTCCACCTAAAGATTGGGGATCATCCATTCGACCAAAGACGATGCAGTAATCTTTGTCGGCAAGCGGGGTGTGCGGAAAAGCAATCAATTCCGATGACGCAAGCTGGGCAGCAGTGCACGCGCCAAGATCGTATTCGGTAGTTACGGACATATCGCTGATGGCACGTTTTTGTAAAACTAGGCGGGCGCTACGCCAGACAGTAACCCACAAGACCGTTCCATCCTCTGAGTCTATGTCTGCCCAGATGGGTTTGAATTCTATTTGCACTGTGTTGGCGGTAATTGTAATGGCGCGTAAGGTTGGCTCGTTTCCACCACTCCCAAGGCACCTGATGCTGGCCGATCCTCGCGTATCGGGGTCAGGGCCATGCGATCTGTACCCCCCTGCCCCATTCCCAATCATATTGAACCAGCCGGTAACTTCTCCCAATGTCCATCCGCTTGGACCGTTGGAGTATTCGCAAGTAATGGTCTCGACGGTACAGGGGTTTGCGACTGTAAAGTAGATGTGGCGGGGGGTTGAATCCACCTTGAACCCACTTGCTGTTGCTCTTGCACCAAATGTATGGGAATCCCCTATCTCGATTACATTATAAGGACTACTTGAAGAGGTCCTAAGCAAGGTGTAGACATTTGTAGTAATCGCTATCCATTCCCAAGTTTGACAATCGTCCTCGGTTTTGAGGAACCATCCCCGCCATTTATCGTTGCCCGAATCCACCTCCTGCCAACTAACCAAAATTATATGAAGTTTATTGGTATGGATTGAGTCTACCCGTTGACCATACGTTACCGTGGTTGCTGTTGGCGCTGTAGTGTCACCCCAAGTGTTCGGTGGATCGTCAACCGGTGTTACCTCTACCCACGCTTGGCCGCCATTAATAGAACGATATATCGCCCCCACCTGACACCGAATCAAAATAGCCTTACTAGGATCGGTAGAGGCTTGCTTTGTCGGCGTGGCCCACCAGGGATCATATCCCCCCTGCTCATCATCGTCAACAGTAACACCCGCGTTACGCTCTATCCAATCCGTGCCTTGTGGTGGACGATACCAACACCCGTCAAGACCAAACACAAACAGAGCACCAGTCCGTATAGAAGAAGGGGGCCAAACCGGGGGATCAGGATCATATGGCGGATCAGTGGGGGGGCCGGTTGGGAAGGCACTTGTTACTCCGTCCGGCCCTTCAGCTTCTTTGGCAAAAGATGCCGACGCAATAATCTCCCCCGTGCTGTGATCTATCCTGGCCGAGACCGATCGGCAAATAAGCTTCTGGTCGGTCCAGGTGATGCCCCGATTGTTGTCTGAACCAGTTAAGGTCATGGTCCACCATTCCTGTGGAGCTACGTCCAGTACCCCCAAATAATGGCCGTGGAAGCCAATTGGGACAGAGGGAAACGTATTATTTTCCTTTGCCAAAACCCTGCCTGCAAGGGCATTGGCTTGAGATTGGCTTGAGAGCACCTGGCGTGGGGCGTCCCGTACTCCCATTCCTTCGTTATGCGGCACCTCTCCTGGAGCAACAGCGATGTAAGGGGTTGATGAGGCCCCGTCAAACTCAAAGCCCGACAAAGTAACCATGCTTGTGCGTTTTTCTATTTGCCGCCCAAATTGGATCGTTTCTGTCCAATCTGCAGTGGTAAGCTCCCCAATGGTGGTTTTGGTTGCCCTGGCCGCATCATCAAGCATCTGAATATCCTCCTCGACATGCAATTGCCCCTGCTTATTGCAACAAAGATGGGCAAAAATGGAGTGTTCAGACCCAAAGGTATTTGCCTGTTGAAACAGAGCCATCCGGGTAAAATCTTCGCTTCCAGCCATAAGCAGGGTGTTGCTTGTTGGCAAAAACACATCCACGATATCGAGTAGGGTAGAATGCCACTTTAAGAGATGGTGCAAGGCATTGGCCACAGTCAAGTTGTTATGTTGATATTCATACCAAGTGCTAGGGTTCCGAGAGTGGGTAAGACTAATGCTGAACATGAAATATTTGGCCATCATCGCCTGAATGGTGGTGGCCTCAAAGGACACCTGACCGGTCTCGGAATCCTGCTCTGTGGTATCCGAACGAATATACCCGGCAAAAAGCTGGTTGGCCCCACCGGTCGGCCCACCAATGTACTCTTCGTGAACAATGCGGCCATCGTCGGTGCCATCCGCAACAGATGCTACAGTAATGGTTGTAACACCAGCAGAATGAGTAGCGTTTCCGGAGCAGGTGTAGCTCCCATCGTTACCGGTGCTGCCAACTACCTTAAAAGAGGCGGTGTCGATAAAGAACGCCGTTTGATCCCCACTAACTGTAAAGGTGTTGGCCCCTGCGTCTGCTGTAGCTATGTCGAAGGTTGGCCCATACCACGCTTCGTGCCACAGGATAATCAAAGCGTTATCCGGAATGGTCGAAGCATCAGCAGTTCCCAAAGCAGAAAGGCTTAGTGACCATCCTCCTTGATCCCAGTCTCCGCGTAACGAATCGACATTAAAGGCCGTGTACGGCATGTTGCTGGACTTGTCATGAGTAAACACAAGCCGCCTGGCCACTTGGGTTTTACCATTGCTATCTGTGACGATGCAGGATACCCAATCGCCATTTGGATTAGTGGCTGCAATTGTCAAGGTCGGTGTGGCTGAGGTGTCGTTGTCAAAGGAACCGGTGCCGGAAAATGACCACGCATAGCTGGAGATGGTTGCACCTTTGGCCGTGGCGTGGCTGTTGGAACCGTCAAAAGCAAAATCAAGAGTTGGGCCGGATTCCATAAAGCCAACGCGATGTGGGCCAATGATGGCCACAGGCGGGGGTTCCTCATTTTCATCGGTATAGGTGTCTCCGTCTGGACCGTCTTTGTAAAAAGTCCCATCGTCGGCAATGTAGGGCCAGATAGAGGTTAAGGGCCAATCGTGTTGAATCGTCAAATAGTCGTTATCGGCCCAATCGATAGCATTCTCTGCAACCGTAATTGTGCCGCTGGTCTCATCTCCGGCGATAGAGCGCACACGAACGATCCCTTTGTCCTTAGCTCCCGTGCTCGTCCCAACCCACAAAGGTTGACCAGCGGCAACCAGGGCAAATTGGCCCGCTGTTCCTGACCCCCCGTCATAAGCGATTGACCGATCACCGGGATCGATGGAAGCGTTGTTGAGCCGGGCAACCAGAATACTGGTAGGAATGTGGATCGAAAGATAGGTTTTGGCCCTATGGCCAGTTGATCTCAACAGGGTTTTCTGGTGGGCCGTTAAAGCAGCCATGCTTAGGCAGCCTCCAATCTGGTAAACCGGATCGTAACGTCGGTATAAATGTTTTTGGAACTCATTGCCCGATTACTAAGAAGGTCGTCCGGCCAATGCATAATGCAAGAATATTTAGCGAACGTGCCATCTTGTCTGCGCGTTACGATGTAGACCGTGGCCGATTTGTTACCAGCGGTACAAAAAGTGCGCAATTGATCTACCATGCCCTGGTCCAACCAGCTAAATTGCCATACAGCGATGGGGAACCCATGGCCGATTACAGAACTATCCCCCCGCAAGTAGGTTTTGCTCCACTCTTGAAACGTGCTTCGTGGAACGTTAAGGGGGGTAGTCAGAGATTCGACATTTGTAGTCGAACTTGTTGAGCCAATTTCGTACTCGTAAAGCGGCATAAACTATCTGTCCCTGCTGGTCTGGGCGTTCATCACCTCGGTGAACGCCCGATATGCTGCCCTGTAAGCGGCATCCTTCAAAGCCGCCTCATTAACACCTGGAGCAACATTCCATTCCGACATGTCTATAGTGAAAGAATCCCCCTGTCGTCCGGTCGGGGTTTGATATGAGGTGCTGGGAGAATAACTAGAATAGCCGGGCATGAAGCTGGCACGGGTTTCCGATAACCAGCTTTCCAAATCCTCGGCCATCAGAGCATAGTATCTGTCCCTTACCTCTCGCTCTCCAAGCAGGCTAGCATCAAGCTGGCGCAACTGGTCGGCAAAAGCAGTGTCTCTACGTTGAGCTTCGTACCTGAATTGTTCATCCATGCGCTGTAATTCAAGCCGGTTTTGTTCATTTGTTCTCTGCATTTCACGCTTAAAATCGTTGTCCATATCGATCAACATCAGATTGTGGTGCTTTTGGGAATTCTTTTGTTGGCGCTCAAACTCGATCTCTTCTTGTTTGCGGCTATACTCAAATTCAGCCAACCTCATGTCACGCTGTTTGCGGTATTGTTCCTCGGTATCCTCTAATTCCAAGGCATAATCTGCGTTGCGTCGTCGAACAGTCTTTTGGTGATCCTGTTCCGCTTGCCGCCTGTCTTTTTCATGTTGCCGCATAGTTCGAAGATATCCAATGGCGTCTCTGTCCCTAGCCAGACCCTCCATCTCAAATTCGTAATCTTCGATCATCCGGATCATTTGGTCCCTATGATCCTCCTCCATCGAAGCCATTTCCCGGTTAAAATCTCTCGCTCTGATGGCCCTGTCTTCGTAATAGTCCTTCTCTGTCTGGGTCTCTTCTTTGGCAAATTCCTCTACAGCGCGAGAGCGCTGGTACTCCCAGTTTATAAGGTCTTCACGTTGTTGTCTGTGGAAATCACGAATAGTGCGGTTTCTCTGAAACTCGTTGTCCTCCTCCATCCGAACCCGTTCTCTGCCAAACTGCTCAATGGTAAGATTACGCTCTCGTTCCAGCATTCTTTCCGATTCGGCCCGCTCTGTCTGGAATTGGACAAAGGCATTTACCGCTTCTCCTATGTTAACACTATCCATGGCATTTGCAGCATCCTCTGCTTCATCCGCTGCTTTGTCTGCTGCTCGTCCCACACCGGCAATTTTCACGGCCAGATCAGCTACTCTTTGCTTTCCTTCCACCGTTGCCCAACCAAGCTTATCTGCAATCACGCCCCCCAAAGCAAAAACACTGGCAGCGGTTTTTCTGATAGTTTCAGTGGCAACAGTTAGACCTCCCCGTTCTTTTATGGCTTGGGCCTGTGGTTCCCACTGTTTCTCCCCATACAATGCCGGACCGAGGTGCTTTACGATCTGCTCTGCACCCTTGCCCGCAATATAAACGGCTGCAGCAGTCACAGCCACATAGGGAAGAGCTTTAGCAGCGAATCCTGCCGCCCCGGCTATGCCACCGCCCAGTCCTGCACCAACACTACCCACTCCTGCGGCTGCAAGCTGTTTATCTGCTGCTCTCTTCATGATTGTTGCAGCAAGAAGCTGTTTGGCAGCCATTATACCGGCTTTTACATCGGTGTATAAGCGGATGCCCCGTGTAACAGCCATGCCAATAGCGCCCAATCCGGCCACAACCGTACCTATCTGCAGAGCAGCTTGAACAATGCCGGGATGATCCTCGACAAAAGCAGCTGCTTTTCCTGCAAGGTCGGCTGCTTTTTCCATGGTGGGAAGGATGGCTTGCGCTGCGGCCCGCCCTACTTTAAATTGAGCGCGTTCCAAGTCCTCGGTAGAGCGTAACCACCGTCGGGAGGTTCCTTCAGCCCGGCCCGCAAACTGAACATAGGAGGTCGCTGCCGATTGAAGCGGTCCAACAATCGCTTGACCAATGCCGGACAATTCTTGACCTGCCAAGGAAAGAATCTGGGTCCCATCGGTAAGCTGCATCATGGCATCATTTGCTACCGATGCTTGCTGTTCGAGGCTTTCTAAAGCATCTTCGATAGAAATTACTCCCCGCTCAACTTGATCGGCTGTGTTTCTATCGAAAGAAAATCTTAGAAGAGCTTTGAGAACCCGTTCATTCGCCATGCAAACTTTCCCTTAAGCGGCTGGAAGCAAATTGTACAGCCATCAGATCGTCCATCAAGCTTTCCGGTTGATCCAAAAGACCCCCAGCCATAGGCAAATGTCTCCACCCGGTATTTTCTGCCCACACCCACAGTCTCCACACCAAATCGAGATCATTGCTTATGAAGACATCCGGCAAGTCTTCTTCACTAGAGTTATCACTGCTCTTGACATGCCACACTGTTAGTCGCCGGTAGAGCCGCTCACTTTTTTTGAGGCTTCCTGATCCGGTCGCGTTGGTAGCCAGTGGGGGTTCAAATGGTACACCTTATCCTCCCATTGAGCTACAAAAGTCTCAGGCAATTCAAGAAGAACAGCTACAGAGATAGGGGACGGAAGAAGCTCCCAAGCTGTTTCCCCATCTACCGATTCGGCTATGGCAACCTCTATTGTGGCCTCTACAGTAGCAGCAATGACATCGGGATAGGTGAATCTCCGAACCAACCACTCGTCCGGATTTTCTTCCCTATCAACCTCGGCAGAAACCTCGATTCGGATTCTTTGCCGTTTCATTCCGATTAGAGCATTTGCCTCGGATATCAGCAAATCGGCTCTGATTCGGCCATCGTCATATTGCAGGGTGTCCTGCTTGAGCGATAGAAGGCTACTCGTGCTCATAGAACACCACAATCACCGCGTCTGTATCTGGGGCTACGGCAAACCCGATGCTATCTGTGCCCAGCGTGTCTGCAGTGGTCAAGACTCCGTCGATCCATGACACAATCTTGCCGGTTGCCTGGGCCGTAGCCCCGGAGGGAAAGGTAAAGGTGGTTGCGGATGTATCCCCCAGAAAGGCCACTATTTTGGGCTTGAATTCCGAGACACCGCGCAGGCCCTGGGCTTGCTCAAATCCTTCTGTAGCAGCGTCGAAATCAACGCCCCACAAATGACTTCGAACGAACTGGGGCCGCACAGTGTACGCCCGGTCTTCAGGGGTATCCTCAAAGCCCCCCTCTCTGCGAATGACGAAGCACTTGGGAAAAAGCCTGAACTCCCAACGCCGCGCCCCAAAATTTGCAGAATTGGGATCAGTATCAACCGCTTGACGATAGGCCAAAAGAGCAACCTGGTCTTCGTCACCCCGGCTATCGGTGCCGATACCGAAAAAGTTAGCTTCCCCAACGGTAAAAGCGGCATCGTCTGACAAGGCCGCATCTACCGTATCACTTATTTTGCCAACCCGCAATTCTCCAGAGATGGGGTCGGTAGGAGGGAGCACATCAAGAGCGAAGATGCGGTCATCCCCCCGATGGATGATTTGTTGCGGTTCGGGGTCTTCGATCGTCAATGCCTTGGACCCCGTAATAGCGATACCCTCATAAGCGCTGGTATCGGTAGCGGCTGGGTAGCCGTCGGCGTCCAGTGCAAAGACCCGGACGTTTCGAAAACCCACTCCACTTCTAACTGCACTTGGTGCTGCCATGATCTTACCTCCTATTTAACTTGATTTGCCTATCTGCGCTGTAGATTTCTAAACATTCTTACCACTGCGCCAACGGTTCTGTCCAAAGAAGATGCCACATCGCTTGCCTGGCGCTGTGGGGTATCTACGAGCCGCGCAACATCTCGATAACCCCCTTGTTCCAAGCGTTTGAGCAACCACCGCATTCCAAGATCAAGCTTCTTGGCCTGATCCCTAAGAGCATGAAGCTCCTTGATAGTCCCTCGTAGCGTCTCCGCTCTGGTTGCTACCGATGACGATCCCACTCGTCCTACCATTTTATCCTCCTATTCTTCTTGATCGAGTCATTGACGTACTGGGTATTTTTCTCTATGTTCATTTAGCTTTTTCTCGGCCTGCTTAAGAGAGGGGATGCCCCCGGAATTGGTTGGCCACCACTGGATGTACGCGTACGCATTAGTTGACATCCTGGTAATTGTGCCATTCGGCCTAATGCCGATTTGCAATTGAAACCTTCTGATCTTGGGGTGCTTCAGAACAAGGTCAAAAAGATCGAACCCCCAAGACCCCCTGACCCATTTCCAGCCCTTTGATTTGGCCTGGTTTGCTATCCTTTTGGGAGCGCTTGGCAGGTTGCGTAAGCCCCAAGACAAACTCCCACCCATACCACCACGATACTCTTCAGCTATCTTGTCCATAATGGCTTGATCTGCAGATGAAAGGCCCTTCAGCCGCCGTCCAATCGCTCTTATCAAGTGCTTTCTCTTGCCCATTTTATCCTCCTATTCTTTGGACACTAGATGGGGACGCTCTAGAATGTATCTATCCCAGTCATCTTTGGCAATCGCTACAATAGACAGATGGGGAGAGATTGTTGAGGTGTCACACCACTGGCTTATCCCGGCCTCTTCACATCTCCTCGCAAAGAAAATGTCCTCGGTCTGGCGAAAGTTGCTTTCTTCAGGATAACTATACCGAAAATGGGGATAGGGAAACCCGGCTTCCTCTAGTTTGACAAACACATGTTGCCTTATTCCTATTGCACAAGTAGCTATTGCTGCACACTCATAAAGCGCCCCCTCTTCCCACTCCGCCGGTGCTCGAAGCTTGCCCTCCGAATTGCGTATGTAGAAAAGAGGATCATACGGCGGGCCACGTCGAAAAGCCAAAGCGCCCACAACCCCAAACTCGCTGCCCAAAGCGGATAGTTTAACCAGAATGTTGTCAGGATGAATATGGTCGGCATCCAGCATGATGACCATATCGTCCGGATTCTCGGATATCTCAAGGAAAGACTGCACAATGTGGTTTCGGGCCATATCAGTTCTCATATAGGGGACTGTGATCCTTCTGAAACCTTTGAGAGCAGCAATGCCCGCAATATCGATGACCGAATTTACCGTGTTGTATCCAATGTTCCGCTCCATCGGCATCGCCCAAAACACTTTTGGTTTGCTACCGTGCTCTGGGTCGTACCCTTGCTCCGTAGCCAATGCCCGGATTTCTGCGCCTAGTTCTCCCTCGATGGTAGCCAAAGGGACTTTGTAGGGGGGGCCAAATCGCTGATAGTCACATTTGCTATCGGAAAACAGGGGGCTTTCGGGAAGATCAATCTTGAGCCTGGTCAACATTCGCTCTGGGGCAATCTCTGCTGGTATCCTGATGGCGTCTGGTGCTTTGGCCCTAATTAACTTGTTCCATACAAGAACGTATTTTACGGCTTGCTCCAAAGGCGTCTTAAGAGACCTTAGCCCCGGCACTTGGTTGTAGATAAACGTCCTGGCAAGAGACGATTGCTCAAAAAACCTTGTTCTAAGCAAGCCTTCTATTACATGTTTGGGATGCCTGGTTGCATAAATAACTTGCACTCCACTGGCCTGATCAAGATAGGGAGCAGTCATCCATGGGGCAATATCGCTCCACCCGGCAAATACGGTTTCATCCTTGTGACCGCATTCTGCGCCTGCGCTGATTAAGACTTTCGATATGTATTTTGCGCCTGATCCCAAAACCCCAGTAACATGGAACTTCATTTTTCCTTCTCCACCGGCTTGATTGTAACAGATACGTATTTCTTAATCATGTCTGCTTCATGCTGACAAAGGGCAATAGCGATTTCCCGGCCACTGGCCCCGTCGGGATAACTAATCTCCTCCTCAATGAGAGCCTTTGTAGTTCCCTTAAAGTCAATGTTGAGGGTGAAAATAAAGCTTCTCACAACTATTCCCTCGTTGCATACGTTCTGGCTATCAGGCTCATTACACGTACCCGCACTTCGAAGCCTATAAATTTGCCCTCATATTCAGGGAGAATGGCAATACCACTATCCGTTTCTACTGTTGCCTCAAGCACTCCCAACACCCCACCGAGAGAGGGATATTTGGCCAGTTCATCCCTAACAGCTTCGATCAACGGCCTGCACCTGGTCTCACGAGTTTCTGGCGTGGCCTGGTTCACCGGAACCACAGCAACCTGAACACGGTATGTCCTGATGACAGACCCCACATCGTCCCTTCCAGGAATGGTCCAGTCATACTCGGATTCCCCGGTAAACACGAAAGCACAGGGCAGCAGAGCCGTGTCAATTATTCCAGGTGGAGGGTCTTTAGCTGTTGTGATACCGGCCACACCCTCTACAATAGCGATAATGGCCGGGGGAATGGTCTGAACAGTCATTGATTGCTAACCCTTGTTTTGCCCCTTCTCCTCTACTACAACTCATGGGAAATGTCGATGCCGTTCTCCCAGATAGACCACCCTTTACGCAGCGCATCCTTCCACCAGCCGCCAGCTTCTCTCTGCAATCTTTTTAGTACCGCGCTAATATTCCGGCTTTTGTATATTTGTCTACCGCCCTTCTTCAAAACATACATATACGCCGTTTTCTGTGTTTTCAGTCCTTGCGCAATTGCTCTCTTCAACCGTTCCTGTTTACTGGTCATTGACTTGCCCCTCTCCCTGCTTGCAATTTTATCTATCTCCGCCTCTGCCCACCTTTGGGCGGCTCTCTTGTCTCTAAATCCCCGCTTGCCAAGAGACGCCCCATGCCCCCACCAGTTTGATGAGGGGGCCAATATTACGGCTTCCCAACTGTTGGGGTCAAAACCACGTCGATCATCCCTCGCCGGGCCAACAGACAAGAACCATTCAGCAACCACGCCCCTCTTTTTTCTGCCTAACGGATCAGGAATAAAAGCAGAAAATGTTTCCCACCTAATCATCTGACCACCAACAGCCCTACCTATCGGTTTTGATGTCCACTTCACTCTCATCGTCTCACTCCCCTTTTTAATCCTTGCGCAATTGCTCTCTTCAGTTGCTGTCGTTTACTGGCCATTGATTTGGTTCTTACTCTCGATCTCGTTCTTTAGCGCATTAAACGCCGTATCCGCCTTAGCAAAAGCTTGTCCCATCTTCGTCTCCTTACAGTCTAGGAGATTTCGGAGCAGGCAAAAGAGCCTGCACATCGGCGGGCAAAGCAGATGGGATAATGGCAACCCCAGTTCCCAAGATAGCTGCCTTGTCAAAGGTGTCAGTATCTTTTTGTCTGTAAGCCCAAGCAACTAGCCGGGTGCACGCCCTGACAATGTTGTCCATCGGTCTATAAACGTAAATTGCTGTACCTTGAGCGTGCTCCGTACCCGTAGTGCCGTTGAACCCCCTGGTTACGGTCAAAACATTGGTCGTGTAATTGGCAGCAACGATAAATAGGAACTCGGTCACGCCGCCAGTGGTTATCTTGATCATGTTGCCTGGCTGGAATCGGTAAGCCAAAGTGTCCGCAGCCACTCCATCGGCATCGCCCACTGTTAAGCTAGTTGCTGAAGGGGAAAGGGGGTTGTCCTGCACGGTATCCAGTGTGTCTACCCAATCCTCATCGCCATACTGATTGTGATACCCCCAATAACCGTCAATCGAAATGACTTGTCTGCGCTCTCCACCGGTGCCAGTTTCCCAAACAGCCCCGCTTCCCTCGACTAGCCGGACGCAATGTTTGGGATAGAGATTGGGTGGCTCCAAAATGAAATCGTCGGCCTCGATCTCGTTATCATCGCCGTTAGTGAGAACAATTACTTCCAGTAAATCCTCATCCATCTTAAGCCTTTGGTCTATCCAATTGGCCACAGCCGTCATCTGGGCCACAAAGTTTTCGGCGCTGTATACACCAAGACGATCCTGTCTTTTGAGGGGATAATCAAAAAGCCTTGTTTGACGCCTGATATCGAACCGGCGACGACAGGTTTTGTTTATTGTTGTTACCGAGTCTCTGATAAACCGCTTTAGAAGCTCGTCATCATCGGTCTCGGCATCCAGCAGCTTCAGATAGTCGCGTACTTGTCGAAGCGTTGAGTAATGGATCATGATGCTCCCCGATTACTTTTCAGACCAAAAACTTTTGTAGGACCTTCTTAGGAGAGGGGATCCCCCTCCATCTTTCGGACTTACTCGGCTCACCAAAGTATTCCAATACTGTTTACCCGCTCTTCATGCGTCCTTGTCATCGTGCTACATATGCCCTGGCTGCCCTCTTTCCGGCATCCTTCATCGTTGGTATGGAATTGTAATCGACGGAAAATAGGTTTCTGCCGGTTCTGACATCAGAAACAAAAAGCTGAATCCTGAATCTGCCCCCTGCCAACCCAGACAGGTACAGGTACATTCGCATTTCTGGATCACTCCTTGAAGCATTTGTGGGTTTTGGCACGCTCTCTTGTCTGGTGGAGATGTCATAATTACTGGCTTGCTGAATGTACCAACCTTTCTTCTTCAACTCCGCCACAACAGAGCGCCTATCGGTTGCTCTGGTCTTTAATTCCTCGAAGGAAAGTTGGCCTGACTTTAAACGCTGTTCAAGAGTATTCATTTTTCTTTTCTCCTCTCCAGAAGCGCCCGCATTTTAGCCACGGTTTTTGCCCCTACCCCTTGAACGGCCAAAAGGTCAACATCAGCAGCTTCCTCCACCTGATAAATAAAATAGAAACCCTTCTTCTTGAGCATATCTGGCAGACGGGGGCTGATTGTGCGGAAAACATCAACGCTGGTTAGGAGACCAACGGGTTGCCCTTGGGAAGGACCAACCGCTTCTGAAGGAACAGGGCCTGCATAGGTGTGCTCTATCCACACCTCGGCGTACCCGTCATCAATGAGGGATTGCCCATAAGACATTCTGGTAACAAAAATGTCTCCGGCAACCCGTTTCTCGGCCTGATTGTTGAGATCGTTATAAACGCCTGAAACCAAAGCTCTGAGCTTCATTATTTTACTCTTTCTTTAAGCCAAGTCCTGCCGAGACGGAACATGGCCTTTTCCATAAAGCCTGTACCAGTCCTTAAGAATGCGGTTAAATTCGCGTCTGGCCAATCTTTCGCTGCCCATCATAGTTGGCACATTGAACCGCATCACCCGCCAACGTTTGCCATCTGTTTGCAGCGTCAAGGACAAGTTGGCATACCCGTACTGTTTAGACAGGTGCTTTTTATCAACCCACCTGCTAGTTGCTTTTAGATCGTCGAAACTGGTTTGCCCTACTTTTAGAGAGTGTTCAAGAGCTTCCATTGTTTTCCTCTTTCCTGCCCCCATTATACCACAGATGGAGCTTTCTTGGGAATTACAGGTAGCAATCTAGATATTCCTTCTGTCAACCGCATAAACCTGCACATCGCTAGCCCGGATTCGAACATCCGGTATTTTCTCCCAGCTATAGCCGCTTCCCCTCTCGTAAGTGCTGGCCGGTATATCAATAATGTAAGCCTCGTCATCAGTGTAAACCAACAAGGGGGCATGATCGCTTCCTGGTTGACCCCCAACGTCAATATCGACACCAGAAACAGATGTTGCCACTATATCGCTCATGGCATCGCACACCTCGTCACAGATGCCGCCCGATCCCCATTCATCCTCCGGGTCCCACTGATCGTAGACCCTTTGAGCGGCTAAAGCAATCCGAGACCTTAAAGACATTAATTTGCGCTTTAGTTTCCCTGGCCCATATTTGGCCTTTTGGGATGCCTTCAGTCTCTTGCTTATTGCCCTTGCAAAGCGATGACGTTTGCTCATCCTTCTTAAACTCTCTTTCCCCACTTGCTGCTTGAATGGCGTGATTGTCTTTTGTAGCAATGAATTGCTACTCCCTTTGAACCTAGGCTCTCTCCAAAAGACGGGCAGAGGGAGAAGGGGGAGACCCCTCTGCCCGATAAAAAGAGTGGGTAAAAGAGAGACCTACGCTCTCTCGAACCCGGCCTGGATCACAGTATTCTGCTGTGTCGGCACACCCCGACGTGCACGGAAAAGAACGAAGGATACGCCGATGAAACCGCCCCCAGCAGAGCCGCCGTCGATGTCACAACGGATGTAGCGCTCACATTCTGACAGGTTGATCTCGATCAAGTACACTTCGTTCTGCCCGGCATTGGAGATAGCTGCAGTGGTTGCGCCAGAGATGTCGGCGTAGGCATCACTGCTCCCGTCGTCTGAACTTTGCTGCAACAGCGCCATAACGCTATAGTTGGTGGTATCAGTCACGGCCCCAACCTCGACGATGGCCAGCAAAGCCTCATAGCCAAGAGTATCAACGCCGGCGCCAGTCGCCACGGATGCCCCGGTGCTTACAGATTGTGGAGCGAGGGCTTGTACAAATTTCATATTGTCGGTTATGGTATGGATATTCATTTTCTATTTTACCTCCTGCTTTTACTTGGATAGGGAAAAAGAGCACTCTCTCCCTACCTAGAAACGATCTTGATCAGATGCTTATGTTGCCGAAATCTTCAGGCAGGCCAGAGCGACCTCCTGCTTGACCTGGCCGCCGAGACGACGACGGAAGATGAATTTAACCAGGTCTTCCTCGGCTTGGGTGACACCATCCCGAATCACGCTCATGCCGATACGATCGGCAATCTGATAGCCCTCTTTTATGTTTCCAAAGATGACCGGGTAGGCATTTTGAGCAACGTCGGGCATGGCGTCATCCATGTAAACCGGGTAGTTCAACAGGGTTGGCGGTTGGCCGATTTGGACGTTCTCCTCCCAAAGGTAATCCCCATTGCCGTCTTTCAGTTTCCGGATCACCTTGGCGGTTGTGCGATTCATGATCCACACACACCCGGCCCAATACTGCTGTGCCAAAGTGTAGACCACATCAACCAGGCTATCGAAGAGAATGGTTGAGTTGCTGCCAGAGATGACTTCCTGGCTGGAACCCAAAACAGTATTGGCCGAATCGGGTAAGATGCCTTGCGGCTTGGCAATGCCGGTGCCAATGAGAAACTGCTCGTCCTCATCTATACCGAAAGACTGTGATACCCACTCATTAATCTTTTGGACCAGCGGGAAGGGGGTATCCTCCATCAGCGCCATGGGCACATGAATGGTGGCCTTGCAAATGTGAACAGGGGTGCGCTCCACACTGAAGGTGGGACGAGTGTCGGCGCTACCGGATGCAGGGATGTCTCCAACCCAAGAAACGGTAACAGCGCTGGTGCGCCGGTCATTGCCGCCGGTCACTTTGACGCGAGTCATCATGTCGGAACCGGTGGTGTAAACGTCGGCAAGGTTGCGGATGATGGTCAGTCCGGGCAGACGCTCGATCATGTCTGTGCGAAAGTCTTCAGGAACAAGGAAAGCGCCCAACTGGTCCACTACCTCGCTCATATCGGACTTGATAGAAGCGGTGGGAACACCGTTATAAGCATACGCCTTCAACTGGGAGGGGGTCAGGATGACCATCTTGAGAGACTTCCGGGCGTCCCTGTCCAGCGCTTCCTTGCCATGGCGGACATATGTAGCGAATGCCCGCTGCTGCTTGTAGCGCTTCAACTCGTAGTCCGACCCATACAGATCGTTGGCAATGGCTTTGATAGCCGGTGCAGTCTCTCCAAACTTGAGAAGATGCGGTGCAGTCATGGGTTTCTCCCTTTGAGCAGGGGTCCAAGCATAGGGGGGGCGATTGACAGAGCGAACCGGACGCCGGGAACGCCGGGCCGGAACACTGCCATACACCTCATCGAACGCACTGTCCACAATGGCCCGAATTTCGTCGTCTTCGAGATCGTTCTCCGACCCTTCCTCCAACATGTCGTCCTCGTACTCGTCCTCCATCAGCATGTCGTCCTCAAGAGGCTCCTCTTCTGCCAAGGCGCTGGCCAGCGCCAGTTGCAAAATGGCCGCTACTTTTTCTTGCTGTTCAGGGGTGAGAGTGACCACATTCTGGATAACGGTCAGAATCTCGTCCAGAGATGCGGCAGCCTTCCAGGGGTCAATCCAGGTTTCCAGACCAAAGTAGGCCCGCATCTCGTCAGTCACTTCTCCCTCGATTGGCAATTCCTCTGCTGGTTCCCCCATCCCCAGACGCAAAATGGCAGATATTTGCTCCATTTGCTCGTCCGAAAGTTCAGGAACCAACTGCTTTAGCGAGTTCAAAAGCTCTTGCAAGTTCATTTTAATACCTCCGTTTGTTTTGTCTCATAATGTTTACTAATCGATCGAAATTTCCCGACCCCCAAACACGTTTAGGACCAGATGCCCCTTTAGGCATCTCTGCGCCTAGCCCGTTTGGAAGTTCCAACAAGGTTTTCAGCGGAACCACTTTGACCGACCTTAAGGGTCTGGCCATTGTCTTCGGCTCCGCTGGGGTAGGTGTGAAACTGCCCTCGGCAATAAACCAGTTAAGTATTTCGCCGCTGGCATTCTTGGCAATCATATGGCTTGCTGTGCCACTTGACAGGCCCATTTTGTCCCTGTTTGTCAGGTGGTATATGGCCGCCTCATAATCATGCCTTAACTTTAGCTGTGTTTCTACCCACAACCCAACATCATCGATACGCCCAAGTTTCCACCCGTTGCCAAGTTCGACTTTACCCAGCACCGGATCAAGCCCGTGGTGATAAAGAGCGGGCCTTTTTTCCTTGCCCGCCCAATGATAGTTTGTGTTCTTGGTAAACCATTCGCCGGTTAGGTCTTTATCACCCACTGTAGAACCGTCTGAAAATAGAACCAGATATCCACCAACTCGACCATCGCCAATAGCCTTAAGCTGGCCCCCATAGCACACCACGGCCTCAGATAACCCATCTGCGTATACAATGCTGGCCGTTTTGAGGCCAGATATCAGCAAATCGGCAACCTCAGGAACAAGTGGGCGAGTTTGTAAGCCCATTTCATCAATGGTTTTGTTGAGAGCATCCAAAGAAGTACCGATGGCGCTAGACAAGCCAATGCGCTCCTCTCTGTTCAGAAAGCCAAGGCCGAACAACATGTCGGCAGCCCAAGTAAAAGACAGGTGAACTTTGCTTTCCAGAGCATCGCCCACATTGGCGCAGTCGGCTGCACCAATGGCCTTAAGCAAAGTGCCAAGAAGAACCGCCCTTTGAGCCGGTGCATGGGAAGCAGCGCCAATCGCCTGTATCTGCTCTACTGCTTTAGCTTTTGACGTATGACAACCCAAGGATTCCCCAATCTTTTCCCCTTCGCTATCTACCTTGAACACACAAAAAGGTTTGTTTTCTGGCCCTGTTTTAAATACCTTCCACGGCATCTTTCTACCTCCTACCCGTTTCTTAATAGGCTTCTACACAAAAGCCGTTTTGCGCTGCCAAAGATTCCAATTTAGACCACTTGGGGTTTGGTTGCCACCCATAAATTACAATAAAAACACTAGATGCGCGTGCAAGGTCTGCAAAGCTTACAATTTTGCCCCTTAATCTGGTATATGGCAACTGGTTTCTCTTGCCCACGATAACCTTCACCATCCTTTTCGGCGTCCGTAAGCCAATACTTTAGCAACATCTATGCCGAGTTTTTCGGCCTCCCTCCTCGACAAATCCCCCTCTTTAAGCATTTGCCAAACATACTGTTCCGGACCATATTCTTCAGCTATCGTCGCTACATCTGCCCCCATCTCACTGGCCCGTCGTCGTATCTCTTGTTTCCAATCGCTGCGAAAACTATTGACCACATGGCTGGGAAGGCCCGGCACAGCCATTTTCAAGCTCGGTGACAGTCGTTTTGCAATTGCCCTCTTAAGCTGGTTTCTCTTGCTCATACGTTCCATTCCTTCCTGATATCGGCCCACCAAATATCAATAAACGTCTGGTAGGCATCGTCTAGGTTGTCCTCAATCACCTGGTGAAATTTCCACCATCGGCCCGCGTGAATTGGTGCCTGATACATCCGCACTCCCCCAAAAGTTATTGCCTCTTTCTCGTCTGGCCCGACGACCCAAGGAGCATATGGAAGATCGGTCCCGATCTCTCCAAAAACAGTACCATGCCTAACCCTTACACCGGTTGTGAATTTCCGACCCAGCGTGCCAGTGCGACGATACTTGGCTTTTATAATCCCTTGGCCCAATGCCCAGAAAAAGTACCGCCGCTGTTTATCGGTCCAATGCTTTGATGCCTCTCCCTGCTTTGGGGGATCAGGATATTCTGGCAACTTAGAATGAAGAAAAAGCAACGCCTCCGTCATCCCATGTTTGGCCGCATGCATAAACTCGACAGAGATGAAATGGTCCACCATCTCTGTTACTTTATCCATCCCCTCTACATCAAAAATGCTGGACACCCCATGCCTTCTTTCCTGGCTAATTCTGCATATCGCTTATAGATAGGCCACATCGAACCAATGTTGCCCTAGCCCATTTTTGTAACCTCTCATATTTCTCCTGGTCAAAACCAATTCTGCCAAAACGACAGGCTTTGGACAAGGCAATGTTACATAGGCCGTAATTCCTGAACCAGTCACCCTCTCCACGCCTTAGCGCCTGCAAATGCTGTTTGACACGAATAGTAGGAAAATGCCTGTCGATTTGTTCCCAAAAGCAAATTGCTTTGTCGATGTTAGTCATGGCCGCCCGAATGCTTTTAGCCACTTGGCGGGAAACTCTGTTGGTTGCCAATTTTAGTATTGTGGCACCAGTGTTTCTAAGGTCTATTACAACATAGCGTGTTCTGTCAGAGACGCTTGAGCCAGAAATTACATACCCATTGCTACGCTCTACCCTGAAGGTTCCTTTCCCTGGGGCCTTAAGAATCGATCCCACTGGTATCTTGCCCGGCCATCCAGCCCGGCCCGATTCCATGAGATATTCATAAGCAGACTGTCTCATTTCCTATGCTCTCTTTCCTAACCATTCCCCGTGGCTAATTATTCTGCCATGAAGCTCTCTGCACCCCTCGGCTCGACCATCCGGCAATTCACCCATCCATGGCACTCTAAGAGGCTGCTTGCACACCTGCTCATCTCGGACCGTGTACCACTTCATTACCCAAACCCCGCTTGGCAACCTATGCGGCTGTAAATAGCACCGGCATCTGACATGGGCGGGGGGTTTGTAGGCAGCCGGTGCAATGCCTGCCGCTTCCCAAACTAGCGTGTTTCCCTCGGCATATGTGGCAGTGGCCTCGGTTTCCGCTATTACCCTAGCCCTTGCCAACCCAATTGGGCCAGGTTTCTCTCTTGTTCCACGAATCCGCCCCACAAGACCGGGGAGACCCTCACCTGATTCCACCCAGTCTGCGACGGCTTCTCGTATCTTCTGCTTGGTGGTATCAGTGACCCCGGTAACAAGTTCTGCAGCGCGTTGCCTGGCCCAATCTGCAGCCTGCTGATTGACAAGTTCCCAATTTATAGCATCCTGCATTCGAACGCCGATTTGATGTTGCCCGTGTCTTAGGCCCAACCGCGCAATTCCGTGCAGTCCTTCATATAGCCTGTTGAAGAGCCTTTCCCGGTGGCCCATCCAAAAGGTTTCATTGCCTAATACCGCTTGTGGCCCTTGTTCTTTGGCTAACTTGGCTAAAGCGACCGTCTCTTTCTCGAATAACCTCTGGACGCTTAACCTAAGATACTCCTCCCAACGGTCCCAAGGTCTACCCAGCTTACCAAGAGGAGCCTTAACCGCCGACCAAAAAGGGTAATGTGCGGCTACCCCCTGAAAAACCGCTTTCACTTCCTCCATTGAAGAACCCGCTGCAAGCCCCCGGCTTATTTCCGCAGCGATATAAATAGGAATATACTCACTATCAAACACCAGGGGCAACGGCCTTTTCCGCTTGATTGAATTTATCGCTTTCCGTCTCCACTTTTTGATATCGGAAACGGCCAAACTATCTTGGGGACTAGGCCGGTTATTCGTTCTGGGTCTCGAACTCGGCTCTGGCGGCCCAGAAACAGTTTCAGAAGGGAGCAATTGTCTTGGAGGCACGAGTTCGCCCTCAACGGTAAAAGGGTTTTCTTGGCTACCTCCACCAAAGCTAGATGCCGACGTTTGCTGTTCAGCACTAGTCATTTCGCCTCGACCATTAGGTAAAGCCTTCAACCCCCAATATCTTATTCTGATCTCATCTATAGACAAATACGGGCCAGCAGCAGATATCTCCTGAAGCTCAAGCTCCCTGCTGGTCTTACGGATATCCTTAAAAGCTGCAGCGAAATTTTTGCCATAGAAGGGGATCACAAGCTCCACAGTTATCTGCTCTGCTATCAACTTCAGGAAAGGCCAAACTGTCTTATCGGTCAGAACCTTTTCGGCGTTTTCGCTATTGGCACGAGTGGCGTTTTTGTCGAAGAACCCACCAGGAATGCCGTATATCTCGTAGATTTCCTCCTTGGTAAATTGCCTTCCCTGGAAAAAGTCAAGGTCTCGCTGGTTCCACCCCAACAACTCCACGCTCATTTTGGTTGCCGTGGTAACGGCTACCTTTCGTTTGAACGCCTGATATTCCGATAGCAGATCGTCCTTAAGCATCTGGGCATCAGCAGGGTCCACCGGATTGTCAGGATCACCACTATCAAGGTTAATGACCGCTGAAGGCATCACATTGTCTCGACCAAAAAAGGTCGCGTTCCACCGGCTCATAAAGTTATCGGTGTCCACAGGCATCATCGCCGCTGTGAGGGGTGACATTCCCTCGAAAATGTCATATGGATTAGGCAACTTTATGTGAACTATATACTCTGCTGGAATCTCGTACTCGGTCCCACCAACCTTGTAGACATAATGATCGATAAATCGCTGCGCGTCTCCTGGAACTGGGTAAACATCCTTGGCCGGTAGAGGCCAAATCTCCTCTAGTTGGCCGGTTGGCCCCAATGCCAGAAACCAATAGGCATTGCCGCCCAATTGCAACCACCACGCGGTATACTGCCACAAGAAAGACTGACCAATAAACTCGTTTGGATGCCTTAGACGCTCTTCTAGAGGATGGTTGGGAATCTGGGTCGGTTCCTCGTCTACCCCCTTATGCTCCACCACCTGGAACTTGGCTGCACTGGTTTCACGAGCAATAAGCGAAATGGCAGTAAATACCCAAGAGTTCTGTATCGCTCTACGTTGGGCCTGCTGCTTTATCTCGCTGTAACCCTGGTGTCTATGCTTTCCCTCTGCAGCCCATGCAGAGAAAAACGGGGGGCGTCTACCATATCGAGCAATATGCCTACTCCTACGAAAGGTACCGACCATCCGCCCTACAGTTTCAGCAGCCTTAACCAGAATATTGGCCATTTATTTTCCCCAATAGACCGTGGCAGTCATCATGGTGGTGCTACTCGTTGTCTGTCCAACCGTAATGTCCAGCGCATCGTCTATGGCTATCCGATCATACGTTCCTAGCCCCGACCCGGCAGAATCGGTCTGCTGAACAGCAGGATAGTACCACGCGTCCGTGGCTGAATCATCTTTTTGAATCACGATTAGAGGGGGAAGGGCCTGGACAACTGTAATGTCGGTGGTAGTAGTAATGCCCGCCCCATAGTCAAGATGAATAGCATAAATGTGACCCTGTATGTCTCTATCGGTAGAGCCGCTGCCAGTGGCCGCCCCTGCAGCGCCCGTAGCAACAATCACCACCTCTTCAACTTTGAGCCATCCGTAATCGGAGGACCCCCTGGTTATCGGTTCGTCGTCCCGACCACAAGACACCCCCAGAATGCTTAAAACCACAAGCACACCCAGAATGGCTATAACCGCCAGAAAATCCCCCAGCCTTTTCTTTCCAAACAGTCTTTTCTTCATACGTCCTCTCTTATTTTCTCGTCATGGAAAAGCCGCATCTGGGGCATTTCCTCTTAGAGCACGGCCTGGCTACTGTATGGGAAGAGGTATACCCGCAAACAACACAATAACACTTCCCACCCGGCCCCTCTGCTCTGCGAGGCCCTGCTGGTTGACGTTTTTTTACAAGCCGTTTCATAATGCCCTATCTCCCCAAAGTATTTTCAATAATCCTGGTTGCCCCACCCAAGGTAGAAACAGCTTCCTCCAAACTTCCCGCTGCTGCTACTATCCCATTCTCCACACTTTCCAGGTTCCACCCGGCGCGCCCCCCACCACGGGCTTGACGAAGAACGGGCTGAAGCTTATCCAAACGGGAAATCATGCCGCTGAGATGTCGTTGCATGGTCTGCAAATCTTTCACGGCCTGCAAGACTTTTTTCCTGGCTGCCACTCGGCGTGCTGCATATTGTTGAAGTTCGCCTTTTTTATTTCTGATCATAGTTCACCTCCTATAGTGTCGATCTTAGCTCCCTGGCTACCAGTTGCGTGGCCTGTTTCACAGAGAGCAACCTTGTGGCGGGAAAGTTTCCAAGGTGCTTCCCCTTGGATGTCTGGGCAACAACCACTATCCTTGTCACCCCCCCAGAACCATACTGGCCTGGCCTCTGAGCGATGGTATCGACGAAAATAGAGATATGGATAGGGCTTGCCCCCGGCTTTAAAGTAACCCTTTTCCACTTGGCATCAATCTGCTGCTTTCGACCAACGCTATTTCCTATCCGCAAGCCACTCCACCCCCCCCTGAACAGGGTATCCATGACCTCTTTGGTCACTTTGGTTGGTGTGTAGCCCTTTAATCCCCGCGCAATCTTCTTTGCTACTTGTCGTCTCTTGCTCATGCTGTTTCCTCTCTATGATAAGCTCTAAAAGCCAAGGTATCCTTGGCAGCTTTGGCCCGGCCAAATCGCCGCAACACCCTGTCCTTAAAAAGGTCTGCCCTAACCCGCCTTTTAGCCAAGGCAATGGCCTTTAGAGGATTTGTCACCCTGAGCAGTCGTCTGAACCACAACCCCAGCAGCGCCGCTCCATAAAGAGCCTTTTCACCAGCATAGTTTTTGCCATCCCCAGCGACGATATAGGCCGCCCCAGCACCCAAAAGAGCATCCAACATTGGCGAGTCCTTATCTGCCAAAAAGCAGTTCATAGCAAAAACCACCGGCTCGTTAGGAAACCGTATCGCCCTTAGTTGAGCAGCGGTAAGAGCAACCCGCCCATCATCGCCATACCACGCAGAATCTCCAGGGCCTCCATGAAGATCAAAGTAAAGAAGGTCTGCCCCCATCATCCAAGAAGGATTGAAGGAAGCCGACACTACAGGGGGGCATGTCACAGGCTCCACGCCCGCCCCCCTTTTGGTAGTGTCCCTGAAACTCTGGCAACAATAAGCGAAAACACGCACTTTACGGAGCACCAACAACCTGCCACATAATGCAGGTGTCGACCTCTGTGGCCTCGGTGGTCCAATCGTCTTGATAGCAAGTCACCGTCACCACATTGGCCGACACTGTAGCAATGCAGAACGCGCTATCCCCTGCACCCGTACCCGGCGCTTCACAAATGTCGGCCAAAGCCCAAGTCACTGTGGTCAAACCATGGGCAGCCGTGGTAGTCCCGGTGATGTCCTCTGTGCCGTAGACCAATTGTTGGCCAGAGGTAGCAAAGCCTACCGGGTACAAGTCACTTGTGCCAAATTGTAAGGTACTGTCCAGGTCTACCGCGCCAGTGATATTCACGCTATCCGTAATTGTAATCGAACCGGTGCCGCTGGAAATGTTGCCGTCAACGTCCAGAGTGCTATTCAAGGTTACGGCCCCGTCCACATTCAGGGTACTGTCCAGATCAATCGCGCCCCCCCATCCGGACGTTGCCCCGCTTTGGATATCCAGTGTACCGCCGCTTTGGACCTCTATTTCCCCACCATCGGCAACCACGAACTTGGCACACCCCTGCTCCGTGTAAACGTCGCACTGGTACGTTCGTTCCACCGGCTCCTCCGCCGGGGTAAAGTAGGACAGGGCGCCAAAGATGCCCCCGACCAGAACCAACACCAAAACCGCCCCCAGAACCATGGCATTTTTGTTAATCTTTTCAAGCATTTTCCTGCCTCCTGTTTCTTTCTTGACTGATTTAGTTAACCCTGTCCTTCGCCTTTGGATATGGCATACTTGAGTCGACGGCCTGATGCAGTCGCCGTCTTTTGAACAGACCTCAAATACTCGATCATTGTCTCCAACTCGTCAACGATGTCGATCAGGGTGTAGTCTCTTGGGCCTGCAATGCGATTGATTTTTTGCTGAACTCCCCGAAATCTGCGCAACAGCGCTAAAGCATCTCTCGCCAGCCCATCGAGTTCATCTTTGTAGCCGGAATCAACCGCCTTTCGCCCCCTACTCCTACGTGGTCTCCTCATGTTTCCTCCTAAGCTTTCTCAACAAACAGGCTTCCCATTGTTCCCCGCACTGCTCTCTCATGGATACGCTGGGCCACTCTTTTTGCTTCAGATACAGAGGGAATTTTCTCTAACCCGGACTTGGGGCTACTACCGATGACCCTCCCGTCACGAACACAAAAAACGTGAAGGCTTACGCAAGGCCATGATAGGCTCTCCTCTTTCTGGTCTTTTTGACTAACTTGTTAAATGCGCCAGACGAGGCATCCGCTTGGTCCCGATACGTGCTGAAGGGAACAGTACAAATTTCCTCTAACCATGCCCAATTCCATGGCCCCCGCACTAGCACAACTTTTCCGTTTTCCGCCTGAACAGCGAACGGTTCCAACCGAGCATCCTTGCTACCAGTAGGACGATCCCTACGAATCCTAAATCCCTTTAGACTGGCAATCGTGGCATCTGCACTCTCCTTACCACCGCTGCCCGGCTCCTGCTCAATGTAAATTTCTGGTCCCGGATCAGCAATCTCATAGTGTTCATAGTCATCATCCCACTTAAGAATAGCGTACTGTTCCGCAGCCTCTAATATTCTCTTCTCCCGATTGGCCGCCGACCACTGCCCCCGAAAAACCCGCTCAACATAGGTGATGCCGTCAAGATGGGCAAGCATTACACCGGCTGTAAAAGCCCCTCCCCCCTCTGTAGCCGCCTTGTCCCAATAGATGACCCTGGTTGCGCCATCGGGAACGGCATCAACGATTTTAAACCAATTCCGTTTAAACCGATGGCCTTCAGGGGCACGAGGCGAACTGATGTATTGAGCATTCCAAGCAGAGGTTCCAACATCATCCCGGATATCCCCCAATGTGGCTGCGCTAAATAGGGTGGGACAAAGGGCTTCCCCTGGCTCCCGAAGTAGGGGGTCTGGTAGACCAGCGGATAATCCTAGTCGTTTGTTGTTTTCATCTCGGTCTTGTTGGGTTTCGGCCAAAGCTGGCAGTCTGAGAATGGTCCACTTATGAGATTGGTCTTGAAGCAGTCGGCCCGCCAGATCATCCTCGTGCCATCTAGTAGTGACTATTACGATAGCCGCATTTTCTCGCATTCGGGTTCTGAAGGTGGTCCTATACCACTGCCATATACTCTCTCGAATAACGGGGGATTGGGCTTGTTTCCAATTCTCGAAAGGGTCATCGACGATGCCTAATAGCCCACCGTGGCCGGTGATTGGCCCCCCTACACCACTGGCTAACATCTCTCCTGTGTGGCCCCTGATGCGCCAATGCTCTCTGGCCCGTGCCGATCGATCGATAGAGATAGAGGGAAATAGCTCCCGGAATTCCGGGGATTCTACCAGCGCTCTACATTCCCAAGATTTGGCATGGGCCAGACTGGCTCCATAAGAGGTGAGAATAACGGGATCATCAGGGCGTTTAGCCAACCAAAAAGCAGGGAACCCAATAGAGACCAGGGTAGTCTTTCCATGTTGCGGAGGGGCGAAAATCATGAGCCGAAGTATCTTTCCATGTAGCACTTGATCAAGATGGTCTGCTACTAACCGGTGGGCCTTGCTAGCTACGTACTTTGGCAAAGTGTATTGGTTGAAATTGATCAACTTGCGACGGGCAGCTTTTATTGTCTCTGGAGAGAGCCGATCGGCCCGATATTGTTTGTTAAGTTGTCGAAGATGCGCAAGGAAAACCCGCTTACGAGAGGTGGGCCATGCCTGCCAATTGCTACCCGATGAGGGTTGGGGTGCCGTTTGCAGCATCCTCGGTTTCCTCCTCTGTCGGATTGTCGTTCATTTGCATTAGAAGCATTTCAAGCTCTCTTCGAATAACGCCATCCAAAGCATGCCCGGACAGTTTTACATGTTCTGTAGGACTATCCGTTGCCAAACGCTGTAATGCACTGGCCTGTTTGAGAGCCACTGCAATTTGATGCAAACCCACGTTAACCTGCTGGCGCAATACCCGTATCTTTTTGCCAGATGCCGGATCAGTAACCTCGGCCAGACCGCCCTGCAAGAATAAAGGCAACACATTGAGACATTCAGTTGCCCTCTCCCTTAGTGCTGCCCCATCGCCCCACTCTGCTTCAAGAAGCGCCTCTCTCCTGTACTGCCACTTCTCAAGATTTAATTCGTAGTTGATCTCATCAAAACGCCCGACCCGGCTCTGCCATAAAAACTGAACCGACCATCGCCTTAGCGTGGCCGGTCTGCGTGTAGGTGGAAGTATCTGACCCTTCTCGTACTGCTCTCTATAACGCAAGGCCAAAGCCCGCAAGCCCCGACCCGGCCCCATCAACGCATAATCCTTCAAAGCAACATTGGCCTTGTGAGATTCACCCTTCACCCGCGCCAATGGGTCATCGTTCAAATACGTCTCTATCTTTGGTGTGTACGCTGCTGTGGCCATAGGCCCACCTCATCTGAAGGCGCTCACGCAATCCGCGCCCCAATCCGCCCATCTCCACGAAAATTTAATGCATATTTCCAATGTGAGCGCTTGCACTCACAAATAACCTCATAATATTTCATGCCGGGGTTAGTACGTGGTAGATTGTGGTCCCACTCATGCAATCTACCACACTTGCAACGGAACCGCCTGCTATTATGGTGATGCTGGATACTGTAGCTCTCCATTTGTCACCCTTCCCCCAATTGTGTGTCCAGCAATCTAACTAACATTCGAGCTAACCCGCCACCGGGTGGAGCGTGTGTACGCTCTGTGGATATTGCACCCACCTTTCCCACCGGTGGCGAGTTAGCGATTGTTAGGCCGCCTTTATTTCTGCCCCCTCGTCCAGAAATTCTACCATACGCAGAAATTCACGGCGGGGGGCGGAAATGGAAACGATTGGCGCAATCCCACAATGCGGGCACGGCTCACCACGCAGGCTCTTTCTCGGCGTATTGGCAGCGATAGTAATCGTCAGCACGGTTCCTCTGGGTATGCTGACGATGCCGTTTGTGGCTTCGATCAGCAAGCGAACTTTTTTACCCTCCCAGTCTTTTTGGCTTTTTGGAGCCTTCATAATCTCCTACCTCCCCATTATACCACAGACCCCATACGTCCGACGCATCGTGTCGATAATCACTCAAAGGAACCAGCTTCCCTGCCGGTTATTTGTTTGCATGCCTGTTCAATATCAACATCCGGCTCACAACGACCTACGAAGATTCGGCTGGCTCTGAAAATAGAACCTGCCCAATGGGGTTCTTAACTCTGCTAAAACCCCCTGTAAGCCAGGATGCCACACCAAATGAAAAGAATGCCCCACCGGCGCATACCACCACAACAACCAGCGCCAAGTGATGCTCCATCGCCAATGCCATGCCGCAATCAAAAACGATCCCCTGGAGTTTGTTTTCTCCAAAAAACGTAACGGCCCCCCCAATTCCAGCAAAACCAGAGTAGGAATGAGCAGCACGCTACAACCTATGGCCATTGGTCGAGACGCCCCCACCACCAGCAGCAGCACCGGCAAATAGGAAAGAACCACTAAAATTTTCCGCTTGCTAAACATTAGAGGAAGCAAAACAGTATACGTGTTTACATCTGGCATAATTAGACAAGCAATACACAGCACAATGGGCAAAGTGCTGACTCCTGGCCGCAACAGCAGCAATATCGCTGCACCGGTTGCCATGGTAACAACGTTTGAGCCTGTAGGCACAGCTTCTGGCAATCGGCTTAGATTGTTTAACCATTGAATTGGCCAAAACCCCCACTGAACCAGAGAAACAATAAGTACACACACCGGCAAGACCCATATTCGCCACTCCCGCCAATATTTCCACAAGACAAACAAAACTAAAATTAGCCCCACTTGCGGTTTGATCAACAGCAAAAGTATACCAGCACCCCTGATCATGGGCTTCTTGCTCATCACCAGGAGAATCCCAAGAGCTAAAATCGCCTCAATCTGACCCAACCAAATTTCCCATATCGTGGGAAAGCTAAGCAGAACAACCAAAGGATCGCCGCCTACTTTCGAAGAAACAATGCCTATGACCAAAACAGTGGCCGCTGCCCACAAAGCCTGCGTTATTGGAAAAGAAAACACCCGCAAAGGCGCAAGTAACCAATAACCATACCAAGGAATCCAGACGTTTTCCACTCCTTTAGGATACAAATAAAAAGCGGAAAGGTCATGCCCCTCAAAACCGGGAACAAACAAAATAGCCAGCATCACGATGAAGGCTATTTCAAGAATGATCCCCCTCTGAAGACCGACCCACACGCGCTTATTGCGACTCATCCTCTCACCCCCACTCTTTCTTTCCAACTCTACCCTTTGCCAACCATAGCCGGTCAGCTTAAACCGCATCCAAACGCCTTAATTGGGCTTGCCCGCCAATGCAAGAATGCTCTCTTTGCAATATGCAGACGCAATTGTTCCCATAACCACATGCCCCTCTCATCTCGGCATCTTGGGACTAGGTGAGAACAATCAACAATTCACCACGTCTTGCTGCTCTATTGCCCGCACACCCCCATTATACCACAGATGGGTCTCTACAACAATTGGCGGGGGCGATCCTCAAGGGTATCTGTACAGGCAAGTTGCTGCTCCTCCGCAGCCTTGGCTTGCCAAAATGCGGCCTGCTCCTGCCAATGACGAATCGCTGCTATAGTGAAACGCCTTTCAGATAGGGCTATCTCCCTGTCTGTAGCAGTGGATCGTAATTGGTCTAAAGCAATAATGCCCTCATGTCTGAACATGTACAAAGAGACAACAGCAACAACCACTAAGATCACGACCAATACTGGTAGAAAAGCGTACATCTGACGAATGGCATCATCAACTCGATTTGAATTTGCCCATGACCACCATTTGATCTCGTTGATGGTGTTCTCGCCTTTTTGCCTTTCCAGTTCGGCCCTGCCGTCCCAGTAGGCGCGTTCTTGCTTCACCTGGCTATCAAAAAAACTATCAAATACGCCAGTCACAGAAAGGACGAACACAGCCGCTATAACAACCAGCAGCACACCGGCAAAAACCTTCATACTTCCCACCATGCCTTCTCCTTTTTCTTTTTCCGACGACGCCGCTGCTGTTTGACAAATCGCCTGTGCAAACGGGTGTCATGCCGCATCCGGCGGTTGTATTGGCGGTTCCACTTTCGCCATTGTCTGGCTTCCTCTTTGCTAATTTTAGTCTTGGTCATGTTCCTCAAAGCAAGTCCACACCCCCATGCCCCAATCAACCTGCGCTGTGATCTGATTCATGCTTTGCCTCCTTTCAGAACGGCCAACCCCCGGCCATGCAACACATTTGCATATAAGCCAACCAAAAAGCCAAACCAATTCCACTCAACAGAAATACAATTACGATAATGCCTATAGTCTGGACGATGCCTGAAATCCACCAAAGAAGTCTCATTTTTGTTTCCTTTTCTTCAACTGGCGCACCCGCCGCCGATACTGCGAACGAGGTGCGGCCTCATAAACTCGGCCCCCCGGCAGTAATCTTTTTGGTATGCTAAGCAACTTCTCGGTGTTGTTGGCCCTAGCAAAATAACCATCTACCGCCTCGTTGCCAGCATCCACACCGATCATTATCCCTATCCAGGTAAACAGGCCGATAATCAGCGGTATCCCGCATCGCGCCGCTGGATCACTTGAATCCCAGGTTAATGGATCAGGATCATCGGGGTCATAGGGAGGGGGTGTAATCACCAATGCAATCGTCACCAATATTCCAAAGATTGCTGTTACCCATATCTGCTCATCGCGCATTTCTTTGTCCTTTCCAACCCTATGCCCCCTTCAAGAGACGGGGTGGGGTTTCATCCTCTGGAAACAGTTCCCTCTGAACCGGCCTGCCGATCGGCTGCAACGATTTGTTAGACCCCATCGCAGCCATCTGCCAGAGCGATCGCTGCCGGAGCCGCTCGACGGCGATCTCACAATATTCCTCTGATAATTCTATGCCCACGGCGCGGCGGCCTAGCTGCTGGGCGGCTACGAGGGTTGTACCGCTACCCATGAATGGATCACAAATATGCAGACTGTTTGTGGTTTCTATTGCACGGATTGGTATACCAATCGGAAACGGGGCCGGGTGGGGCGTATTTGGCTTTTGTGGAAAATACCATACATCACCACTGCCCGACGCCCCCTTGCTTTTTAATCTAAAACCGTGCTTTGCCAAAACCATTATCCATTCATGGGTAGGTACGTAGTGAGTAGTTGCAAAATTTATCCCACCAGCACGCGCCCATATAATAATCTGGCGCAACGGCAATCCAGGATTAAATCGCAATGGGAGTTGAACTTCACCATTCTGTATTCTTGGTTTGTGATTATAATAAATCGCCCCGGTGGGCGATAGGGCTGCCCACATCACTTTTAAGGCATTGCGTTGCCACGCCAAATATTCATTTGGCGGCATTGCATCATCATAATCCTCATAACCATGCGCCAATCTTGCGGAAACCCATTTGCCTGACTTTAGCGCACCTTTCAGACCTCCCCCGGAGGATACACCCAAGTTATACGGTGGGCTTGTCACAACCAGGTCAAACGGCTCTATAAGTTGCGGCATCACCTCCAGGCAGTCACCGCGATAAATTGTAATTCCGTCTCGTTCATAGTACGGTGTTAGCATAAGCCGCCAGCAAATCAGTGCCTGCGTCCACAGTGAATTCCTCATCGCAATCAAAACACATGATCACATCGACTGCTGCAAATACATCATTGTGAATCAATCCGCAGTTTTTTGAATCGCAATGAGGGCATTGGTATATCAGATCATCTTCCTTGTAGTGTGCGTTCTGGCGACATTTGTGGCATAGAAAATCTGGTGATTCGACCGGCAACCCGCAATCGCAATGCGTTCTCGGTTCTGGAATTGACGGGCCTTGTTTGGCCCACATTAACCCCTGTCCATACATTACCGCCTCCCATCTGTGGATTGCGCCCAGCTTTCCCACCGGTGACGAGTTAGTAGCGATTCTCGATCAGGTGGTCGGGCTGTACGAGTTGTTAGGGGGCGCGTCAAGGTTCTCCTATTCATTTTTTACCTCCCTTTGCAATAGTATATGGTACTATTGCAAAGCAACCTAACTATTCGAGTTCAGCCGCACGCGGGAGCGGCTCCCAGTAATGCCCCCAATCAATGCTGCTCTGGTAATTTCGGAATGCGATCCTTTGGCAAACGGATTTCATTGATGACATCAAGAAGCTCATAGGGACTAAAACCACGATTTAATTCGGTAGGCATGCCCGGCTGTGTAATGAAAACCTTAGCGCTTTTTAGGATCGCGTGCAATTTACGATAGGAAGCATCGGTAATAGGAAAGTTGGTTAAAGGCAAAACCAGTTCCCTCCTGGTTGCTTCCCGATACTTAACTGTCAAGTCCCGACGACTAGGCCCAATCGTCAAACAGAAAAATAAAAACTGCACAAGGTCCAACTTAAATTCGCTCTCGGCCATATTCCGTTGAGAGGCATAGGTAGGCTGTCGAAGATTGGGGAAAAGCAACCCGTCCTTGAGAGTGGTCAATCCCGTGCCAATCTCACTTTTGACCGCATCCAAAAGGGCCTCTCGATGTTGGTCACTAAGGTCTCCCAAACCAAACTGAAGCAGCATTCTCTGCTCCTCAAGATCAAGTTTCCGCTCCTCAAGAACTTTTTCTTCCTGAAAAATCCTCCAGTTGACCTTATGAGGACCAGTTAATTCGAACACTATAATCAACTCTTTAAGAAAAGCGTAGGCCGACACCCCGCCCCCGCTCATGAAAAAAAGCGATAGCAAAAAGCAACTAATTAGCCCAAACCACCCGACAGGGGGGTCGGGGCAGTCTCCCAGAA